TCAAGTTGTGCAACTTGTAAGGCTTGATGAAAGGCTTTTTTCAATTTTAGCAAGTGATCCAATAATGGTTGATGTAACTGATAGAACTATAGGTAAAACTAATGATTTTTCTGGAACCCAATATGATGTAGAAAACAATAAATTTATTCCAGTACAAAAATACCCATCTTGGAAATATAATGATAATACAGAGGATTGGCATCCACCCGTTCCTAAGCCAGAAGAGTTAGATGGTATAACCTGGGCCTGGGATGAAGAAAGGCTTGAATGGGTTGACATATCCGAGTATCAAGAAAATGATTTAAAGCAAGAAAGCATAAAAGAAGATCCCCTTGGATATTAATAAAAGGTGATATAATTATGTTTGTAATTAACTAAAGGAGAAAAAATGTCAGATGTTGATTTAAATACAAACAAAATTGCATTTATTGAAAACAATGTTGTTGTTCAGGTTCTACGAGTAAACGAACAACTTGCAGAGTTATTTTTAAGTAATACTCAAAAAATTGATTTTTCAAATTTTACAAATGCTGATTTAGTTATTCCAGGAGACATTTATGATCCAGAAACAAATACCATCATCAACGTAGACAGATCATCAAGCATTATTGAGTACCCAGACAGAAGAAATCAATAGTCTAATTAAATATAAAAAATACCCCCAAGGATAAAATCCAAGGGGGTTATTTTTTTTGTATAAAACTATTTAGGGAATTTCTTCATCCACATCTTAGTCCTAGGTGTTATGCCTTTCCAAGAAGACCAATCTTCTCCACCCCTTGACATATAGTGCGCTATTTCAGCATTTTTTACGGGATTGAATAGTTCAGCATTAGATTCAAGATCAAACTTCTCTCTTCTATCTGGACCAAGGTTATCAATCATGTTAATTTGAAACATCCCATAGGATGAGTCACCAGTCTTATGGTTTCCATTAAACGCTAAAGGACGACCATTAGATTCTTTCTTAGCAATAGCCCAAGCCACAACTAAGTCCTTACCCCTAAACCCCACAAGGTAAAGAAGTTCTTTTAACTCACGATCTGTGAGGTGTGTTTTATTCTCATAACTTTCTAATTTATTTGCTTTAGAAACAACAAAAGCCACCTTGTGGGTGGCAGCAGGGTTTTCAGCCTGTTTAATTAGTAAATTATTTTCCGTACTTGATGCATTAGCAAAGTTGCTAAATGGTGCAACAACCCCTACCAATGCTAGGATTCCAATCCAAGCCTTTAAATCTCTTCTCATAATAAAAACCTCCTAGAGACTAAAAATGCTACTTGTTAGTAGCATGTATTAATTATAACATGAATTTGGCTTGAAAGTCAAACTTTAGGTAACATTTCTATAACTTTTTAATTTTTTGTGCGGGAAGTGGTATAATAATAAGTACTATGGCTACTGGTGCAACTACTAATTATGATCTTCCTTATCCCGTTTTAAGTGACCCTGTAAATGTTCACGAAGATATTCAGTCACTTGCAGAACGACTAGAAGACATTCTTTCAAATGTTGGTACTCCTTTTATTTCTTTAGAAGTTAAGAACACAACAGGTGCATCAATTGCAAAAGGAACTCCAGTATATATTTCTGGGTATTCAACAAAACCATTAATTGCAAAATCTGACTCAGATGATTTAACAACTTTTCCAGTAGTTGGAATAACACAGGCAGCAATTTCAAATGGAGCAGATGGCGTTATTATTGTCTCTGGAGTATTTGAAGGAATTAACACTTCTTCATATACCGCTGGAGAAATACTATATGTTGCAAATGGTGGAGGACTTACAGATACAATACCAACAGGTGGATCAGGGGCTGTAGCGGTAGTTGCTAAATCAAATGCTACAACTGGAATAATTATAGTTGGACAACCAAAAGGCAATGGAACGTGGGGATCAATGAAAGCAGGTTTGGCATAATGGCAACTTATAGAGGTCAAGGCGCATCTAAATATGATATTGGTGAAGCACCACCTTTTGTTAATTGGACTATTGTAAAGGGCGACACAGCATCCTTTAGAGTATACCTAACAGATGATACAAAGGAGCCTTTAACTATTTCTGATTGGACAATAGAGGCAGAATTTAAAAGACCAACCACAATAGTTGATCCTCAAATAATTACTGACACTGCAACAATAATTTTTACAATTAATCCAGCACAAGACCAAGATGATGAAGACGGAGAATTTAAGGTTAATCTAACTGCAGCACAAACTGCACAGTTAAGAACAGATGACATATTTGACATTGAACTACGTCTTCCACAAAATACTCTTGTATGGACAGTTGCTCAAGGCAAGATTACCCTGATTGAAGATGTTACAAACTAGTGGCAAAAATTGTTATAGGCAACAATCCCACAACTTCTAGAAAAATTTTTGAAAGAATATCTTTTCCAAATATAGAGATAGATGAAATAAATTTTCCTGCAAAGGTTGATGTAGGTAACAATCCACCAGTTTTTACAACAGTCCTTGAAAGAGTTTCTTTTCCAGATGTAAAAATTACTCAGCCAGTTAAAGGGGTAAGTATAAATTCAGTATTGCCATTTAGAGTAAGATTCACAGCAATACAAATACCAAACGCTATTGGAAATGTACCAGCAATCCCATTACAGGTAATTGGCTTCTCTAACTATATACTTTGAAATATATGATATAATTCAGACATGGCTAAAATATCATTATCAAGCGTAAAGGCCCTGTTTCAGACAGGTGATAGACCAACCGAAGCAAACTATGTTGATTTAATTGATACCTCTGCAGCACAGGCAACAGACCTTGGTACTGCTGGTAACAATGAAGTAACAATCACTGGTATTGAGAACAGCACAATTTTTGATAATTTCACAGCCTCAGAATGGAGATCCGTTAAATACGTGATCACATTAAAAAAGAGTACTGGAGACAAGTTCTTCACAACAGAGTTAACCATAGTACCTGATGCTACAAACGATAACGTCAGTGAATATGGAACAGTAGACAATGATGGGAATATTGGCACCATTAACGTCTCTAGGGCAGGAGGCACAGTTAACCTAACTGTAGTTCCCGTGGTGGGTCAGACCCCGATTACCTTGCGCTACATGCGTACTGGTTTGAAGGCTTAACCAAGGAGATAATAAATGGCAACAGTAACAAAAGATTTTAGAGTAAAGGCTGGATTAGTAGTTGAGGGAGCAACCGCAACCGTTGAAGGCCACGATGTTCTTACAAAGAAAATCGTAGATGCAAAAGGTGATTTACTAGTTGGTACTGCAGATAATGCAATATCCCGTGTCGCCGTTGGAACAAACGGACATGTCCTTACTGCAGACTCTGCTGAAACAGGCGGAGTTAAGTGGGCAGCCCCTGCAGCAGTTGGTGTATTTGATACACAGATTACATTTGAAGGTGCAACAGCAAATGATTATGAGACAACTCTTACAGTAGTAGATCCAACAGCAGACCGCACAATTACTCTTCCAAACGTATCAGGTACTGTAGTTACATCTGGTGATACTGGTACAGTTACAGCAACAATGCTTGCTTCAGATTCAGTAACTACCGTAAAAATTACAGATGCAAACGTGACTGCAGCAAAACTTGCTACAGACTCTGTAGAAACAGCAAAGATCGTAAATGCAGCAGTAACTGCTGCTAAACTTGCTGCAGACTCTGTAGAGACAGCAAAGATTGTAGATTCAAACGTTACAGCAGCAAAGTTGGCTTCAGACTCAGTTACAACTGCAAAGATTCTTGATGCAAACGTAACAGATGCAAAACTTGCTGCAAACTCAGTTACAAACGCTAAGATTGCAGATGCAGCAGTAGACACAGCAGAACTTGCAAACAGTGCTGTAACAGCAGCAAAACTTGCTACAGACGCAGTTGAAACACTAAAAATTAAAGATGCAAACGTAACTGCTGCTAAACTTGCTTCAGATTCTGTAGAAACAGGAAAGATTGTAAATTCAGCAGTAACAGAAGCAAAAATTGCAGACGGTGCAGTAACTTCAGCAAAAATTCTAGATGGAACAATTGTTAATGGCGACATTAATGCTTCAGCAGCAATTGATCAATCTAAGATTTCAGGATTGACAACAGATCTTGGAAATAAGTTAGCCCTTGCTGGTGGAACAATGACTGGCGCAATTGCAATGGGTACAAACAAGATCACAGGTCTTGGAACACCAACTGATGGAACAGATGCAGCAACAAAGTCTTATGTAGACACAACAGTTCAAGGAATTGACTGGAAGGCATCTGTAAAGGCAGCAACAACTGCAAACGTAACACTTGCCTCAGATCTTGAAAATGGAGACACACTTGACGGTGTAACTCTTGCTACTGGAGATCGTGTTCTTGTTAAGGATCAGTCAACTGGTTCACAAAATGGTATCTATGTAGTTAAGGCATCTGGTGCTCCAGATCGTTCTACAGATGCAGATGAGGGTGCAGAAGTAACTGCAAACTTTGCGGTATTCGTAGAGCAAGGAACAGTAAACGCTGACTCAGGATTTACATTAACAAATAACGGTGCAGTTACAATTGGAACTACAGCACTTGCTTTCACACAGTTTACTGGCCTTGGACAAGTTATTGCTGGTACAGGATTAGACAAGACTGGAAACACTCTTGATATTGATTCAACTGTAACAACAAACGATGGAACTCAAACCCTTACTAACAAAACTATCAATGGTTCAAGTAATACTATTACAAATGTTTCTTTAACTACTGGAGTTACAGGAACACTTCCTGTTGCTAACGGAGGTACTGGAATAACATCACTTGGAACAGGTATTGCAACATTCCTTGAAACTCCATCTTCTTCAAACCTTGCAGCAGCATTAACCGATGAAGCAGGTTCTGGAACAGTAGCATTTACTAATAGCCCAACTTTTACTACACCAACTCTTGGTGCAGCAGCAGCGACAAGCATTGCTTTTGCAGATGCTCTTGTTGGTTCTGCTCTAGCAACTGCTGGAACATCAGCAACTACAATTGATACATTCTCAGCAACAACATACACTGCTGCTAAGTACATTATCCAAATGAAAAAGGGTAATGACATTGAAGTAATTGAAATGCTTGTTGCAGTTAACGGAACTAACGATGTTTACGTAACAGAGTACGCTGATATAATTAGCAACGCTGAACTAGGAACAACAAATGCAGTTTATTCTTCAGGAAATGTTCTTCTTCAGGTAACTGGAGCATCAGCAGATACTTCTGTTAAAGTTCACAAGACTTATATCGAAGCATAATTTAGGGACGGGAGTCAACTATGGCAACAATAAATAAAGACTTTAAAGTAAAGCATGGGCTTCAAGTAGCCGAAGGCGGTACTTTTGGTCAAGCAGTCGTAGTTGGCACCCCAACCGAAAATACACATGCAGCAACCAAACTTTATGTAGACAGCAAAGAAGTTGTTGTTGCACAAGGTAGTGCAGCACCCAGCACAGAAAATTCATCAAATGGTGAACTTTTTATTGATACTGCTGAAAATAGACTTTTGTTTTATTATAATGGTCAGTGGAACACTCTTGCACTATTAAATGACACAATTGAAATAGCGCAACACATCCACGATACATCAATTGGTGGAACTGGTTTGATTGTTTCAACATTTAAAGATGCTGGTTTTTATAATGAGGCTGGCGCTGAAGAAGATGCTGGTTTTTATAACACTAATAGTTGGTCTGTTACATATGATGGCGGAATTGCAACAGAAGTGTTCAACTAATAATCTGTTATAATATGATCATACACCAATGGAGGAGTAAATAATGGCAACAAGAATGCAACAGCGTAGAGGTACCGCTTCACAATGGGTATCTTCTAACAATGGCGATGGTCCAATTCTAAATGCTGGTGAAATCGGCTGGGAGTCAGACACTAATAAATTTAAAATCGGTGATGGAGTTTCTTACTGGGACGACCTTACCTATTTCGTAGATGCAACAGACGTTATTGCATCATCTCTTGGAGCATATCTCCAGGATTCAGATGTCGGAGCAGTCTCTGGCGTAGCAGGACTTAATGCAA